ATTTAAGTTTAATCCTACGAATCCCAAATGGGTAAGTAATCACGGATTTGGTGTTAATAAAAATATGCTTGACGTCTTGAGACATGTAGCTTTAAAAACAGAATGGACACAGGCAGTAGAATTTCTGAGTGGATTACAGAGACTGTCTGCACTTGATACTTATTTATCATCTTTTGTGGATGGTATAAAATCACATGTTAAGCCTGATGGCATGTTGCATGTACGATTATTACAACATAGAACTGCCACAGGTAGATTTAGTGGAGCAGACCCTAATATGCAGAATATGCCTAGAGGTGGCACATTCCCTGTAAAGAAAGTATTTGTTTCACGTTGGAAAGGTGGTAAGATTTTGGAGGCAGATTTTGCTCAATTAGAGTTTAGAACTGCAGCCTATCTATCACAGGATAAAGTAGCAATGAAGGAGATTGAAGATGGATTTGATGTGCATAGTTATACTGCTACTGTTATTAGTAATGCAGGTCAAAAAACGACTAGGCAAGAAGCGAAAGCTCATACCTTTGCACCCCTCTATGGAGCAACAGGATTTGGGAGAACGAATGCTGAAGCAGAATATTATAAACTCTTCACGCAAAAGTACAGAGAAATCGCATTATGGCATTCCAAATTGGCTAAGGAGGCTTTGAACACAGGTAAGATTACGACACCTTCAGGAAGACAGTTTTCATTTCCTGATGTTCAAAGATATTCTAGTGGCAAAGTTTCACATTTTACACAAATAAAAAATTATCCTGTGCAAAGTTTTGCTACTGCCGACATAGTTCCTTTAGTATTAATTAATATATATGATAGATTAAAAACTTATAAATCATGCATAGTAAATACAGTGCATGATTCTATAGTTATTGACATACATCCTGAAGAAGAATTGCAAATACTATATATAATTAAAGATGTTAATAGAACTATGAAAGATGCAATAGATAGGCAGTTTAATGTTAACTTAAACGTGCCTTTGTTAATTGAATCAAAAATAGGTAATAATTGGCTTGACACTAAAGATGTCATATGATATAACAATATAACTTTAAGAAAGGAGAAGTTAATGACTACAGCAATTACAAATATAGACACTACTAATTATGCAGGTATGGCTAAAGCTATGGGTATGGCTGCAGATAATAGTGATAAAAAGACAAATACGTTAGCTCGTCTTAAAATACAACATTCCCCTATCATGGGAGAAATGGAGATTGAGGGTAAATCAGTTAATGTAGAGACTATAAATGGTGGCACATTTAAATTAGATGTTCCTGAAGAAGACATGTATTATAGTGATACTATAACTATTAGACCTTTTTTACAAAGATTTATGTATAAAAGATTTGTTGCTAACATGGGTGCTAAACCTAACGAACCTAAAGGAGAGTATCATAAAACTATAATGGCTGATAATCTTAATATAGATTTGAAAGACAATTTTGGTGGTTTTAATTGTGGTAAACCTGCAGGTTACATTCAGGACTTTGATGCTTTACCTGAAAAAACTAAAGAACTAATCAAGCAGATAAAACGTGTTCGTGTTTTGTTTGGCTTGGTAGATATGGTTAAACCTATTAATGCTAATAAAGATGAAGTTGAAATAACTAAAAAGCCTTTTATTTGGGAGATAGATAATAGAGATGCTTTTAAAATAGTTGGTCAACCTTTTGCTAAACTAGCTAAGATGAAAAGATTGCCTATTCAACACGAGATGAATTTTAGTACAGAGGAAAGAAAATTACCTAATGGCAATTCTTTTTTTCTACCTAAATGTGATGTGGATGTATCTAATCAAATTAGTATAACAGAAAAAGACCAAGATATTTTCGCAGACTTTATGGCATGGGTACAAAACTATAATGATTATATAAGTGCAGAGTGGGATAAGAGAGCCTCCATTAAAGCAGAAGATAATCTTGTAGACGTTGTAGATACTTTTGTTGACGTAGATTAATGGTTAACCATAAAGCAGAATTGGCAGTGTATAAGTATCTTGATGATGTTACTCAAGGTAAATCAGTTATGAGTGATGCAGTTATAAATAAAATAACTGAAGACATTAAAGATGCTTTACATCGTCAGTTTAATAGTAAAAGAGAAGAGTTTAAATTTAGAATGTCGAATGTGGGTAGACCCTCTTGTCAATTATGGTGGGAGAAAAATCACCCTAAAAAAAGAATGCCTAAACCTAATACTTTTATAATTAATATGTTTATAGGAGATGTTATAGAGGCATTGTTTAAAGGATTATTGACTGAAGCAGGAGTTAGTTTTAAAAATAGTGATTCAGTAACTTTAAAAACTAATAAAAATAATATATCAGGCACATACGATTTATTGATAGATGGATATGTAGATGATATTAAATCTGCTTCAGATTGGTCTTATAAACATAAATTTGATTCTTCTGATAGTTTAAAAAATGGCGATTCTTTTGGTTATGTAGGACAACTTGCAGGTTATGCAGTCGCATCTAATTCTAAATTAGGAGGTTGGTGGGTTGTCAATAAAAATAATGGTCAGTTTAAATATGTGAAAGCAAAGAACATTAATGTACAAGACGAAATAGCCAAAATTGAAAAGACTATCAAACGAGCAAATAGTAAAAAGTTACAAAGATGTTTTGAGCCTGAACCTGAAAAATTTAGAGGTAAAGCTACAGGTAATATGGTATTAAATAGAAATTGTAACTTTTGCGATTTTAGACAAGTCTGTTGGGAAACTTTGCAAGAGTTACCTGCACAGAAGTCATTAGCAAAAGAACCAAAGATGGTTCAATACGTGTCAATGGGAAAGGAGAGTGTAACATGACAACAGATAATAAGAAAATAGAAGACCTTAAAAAGGATATTGATAATATGGAAAAAGAGTTAGCAGAAGCTAAAAAAACTCTTCGTGAAATGCGTACAAAAGGATTGCGTGAAGCAATGGAGGCTAAAAAGTTAGCAGATGAAGCAGTCAAAGAAGAGATGAAGGCTTTAGGAGTAAATTATAGTTCCTATAATTCTGAGTATGAGTGGAGTCCTTTTTCAGGTTGGAGAAGACTACTCTAGTGACACCTTATCGTGCATTTAGAGTTGCTCTAAAGAATGGGTATAGGAGTGGTTTAGAGTATAAACTTTCTATCTATTTAAAAGAACATAAGCAAAAGTATTGGTATGAATCAATTAAAATAGAATGGGAAGATTTAGCTTATCGCACCTATACCCCTGATTTTATTTTAGCTAATGGTATTATAATAGAAACAAAAGGAAGATTTTTAGCATCAGATAGACGTAAACATTTAGCAATAAAAAAACAACATCCTCAGTTGGATATTAGATTTGTGTTTGAGAATAGCAAAAACAAATTAAGAAAAGGTGCAAAATCTACGTATGGTCAATGGTGTATAAAGTATGGTTTTCGTTATTATGATAGAATCGTGCCTGAAGATTGGTTAAAAGAAAAGGGTAAAAACAAACATCCTAAATTCGTAAAGTTTTCAGGAACAAAAATAAGGAGTAAAAATGACAAAAAAAAGAATAAAAAGTGAAGATTATGTCATAATATTGAGACCACATTTAGATGAAGAATCCAAATGGGTAGGAGATGTGTCTGTAGATATAATGACATCAGAGCATAATAAATTAGATGATGATGATTTTTGGGAGATGATGCATTTCACAAGTATGGTCTGTGCTTCTATACCTGTAATGGATAGAAATCCACAGTTTAAAAGTGCTTGTCTAAAAGAGAGTGAATTATACTTGCAAAAAAGGTTAGATTATGCTAAAGTATTTAGCAGGTATAAAAGAACAAGCACAACAACAATCTGACCATAAAGAAATTATGGACATGGTTAATAGTCCACCTCATTACAACAAGACAGGTATAGAAACTATAGAAGCTATAAAGGCTATGACCGATGATGGATTTGAGTATTACTTACAAGGTAATATTATGAAATATCTTTGGAGATACAGGTATAAAAATGGTGTAGAAGATTTAAAAAAAGCACAATGGTATCTCAACGAATTAATAGATGTTGTTGGCGATGATAAAAGTTAAAATGATGCTAACGTTAGAGATTGACCCTGAGGAATATCCTGTTCCTGCAGATGGTAGAGTTGATGAGGAGTTTCAAGACCACATGCATGAATACATACACGACTTGTCAGGTGTTAAAATAAAAAATATGAAAATAGTAAGTGAGGAGTTTTAAATGCAAAATTATTTACCAACAGATTATCAAAACTTTATTGCCCTATCTCGATATGCGAGATGGAAGGATGATGAGCAGAGAAGAGAAACTTGGAGTGAAACAGTAGATAGATACTTTGATTATATGGAGAATCATTTAAAAAAGAAACATGGTTATGTTTTAACAAAAGCACTTCGTCAAAAATTAAATGATGCTATTCTATCATTAGGGATTATGCCAAGTATGAGAGCTTTAATGACTGCAGGTGTGGCATTAGATAGATGTCATGTAGCAGGTTATAACTGTAGTTATATACCTGTAGATAGTCCACGTTCATTTGATGAATGTATGTATATACTTATGTGTGGCACAGGTGTAGGATTCTCTGTTGAAAGAGAAAATGTAGACAAGTTACCTATGGTAAACGAACATTTTGAAGATAGCACTACAACTATAACTGTGGCAGATAGCAGACCGGGATGGGCAAGAGCATTAAGAGAGTTTATCGCTATGTTATATGTAGGTCAAATACCCAAATGGGATGTGTCTCAAGTTAGACCTGCAGGTGCTAGACTAAAAACATTTGGTGGTAGGGCATCAGGACCTTCACCATTGGAAGATTTATTTAACTTTTGTATTGAGAAGTTTAAAAATGCTAGAGGAAGAAGATTGTATCCTGTTGAGTGTCACGATATTATGTGTAAGATAGGACAGGTTGTAGTTGTAGGTGGTGTTAGACGTTCTGCACTTATATCTTTGTCTAATCTAGGAGATGACCAAATGAGACATGCAAAGTCAGGAAAATGGTATGATTATGAGAGTCAAAGGTCTCTTGCAAATAATTCTGTAGCATACAAAGGTAAACCTACTATGGGTACATTTATGAGAGAATGGTTGGCACTTTATGAATCTCACTCAGGTGAAAGAGGTATATTTAATAGAAAATCTGCTATAGTTAAAGTAGAAGAAAATGGTAGACGTAAATCCTCCGAAAAAGAAAATCCTGTTGAACCTGAAGATTATATTCAATTTGGTTGTAACCCCTGTAGTGAAATTATTCTTAGACCTTATCAGTTTTGTAACCTTACAGAAGTTGTGTGTAGAGAGGCAGACCACTTGGATATTTTAAAAGAAAAAGTTAGATTATCTACTATACTCGGTACGTTTCAATCCACACTTACTGATTTTAAATATCTTAGAAAGATATGGAAAGACAATACTGAAGAAGAAAGACTGCTTGGTGTTTCTTTAACAGGTATATTAGATTGTTACCTTTTAAATAATGGCACGAAAGAATCTGTGCAAAGAATGTTACTTGAATTAAAAGAAGTGGCAGTAGACACTAATAAAAAGATTGCTAAAGATTTAGGTATACCTCAGTCCACTGCAATTACTTGTGTAAAACCATCAGGAACTGTATCACAATTAGTAGATAGTGCTAGTGGTATTCATGCAAGACATAGTGACTATTATGTTAGAACTGTACGTGCCGATAATAAAGACCCACTTACACAGTTTATGAAAGAGGCAGGTATACCTATAGAACCTGATATTAGTAAACCTGAAAGTGTATCTATATTTAGTTTTCCTGTAAAATCACCTACAGGTGCAATAACAAGAACTCAAATGACTGCAATAGAGCAGTTAGAGTATTGGCTTATGTTTCAAAGACATTGGTGTGAACATAAACCATCTGTTACTATATCTGTAAAAGAACATGAATGGATGGAAGTAGGTGCATGGGTATACAAAAACTTTGATGAAGTATCAGGTATATCTTTTTTACCATTTAGTGAGCATACATACAAACAAGCTCCTTATCAAGATATAAATGAGAATCAGTATAATGAACTTATGAAGACTATGCCTAAGTCTATTGATTGGAGTAGACTACAAGACTTTGAAAAGGAGGATACGACAAGTGGTAGTAAAGAACTCGCCTGTACTGCAGGTGTATGTGAAGTCGTTGACATTGAGGCTAGTTAATGGTATATTCCTAATCCCTATCCTATCTTACCTGATTACATTAGTATTTGCAGGTATCGTGGGTAGTAAAACACTTGAAGGTAGTATGATTGAAGAATTTATATATTGTACTATCTTCTTAACTATAATTTTTATTTTGAAGGAGGTTAAACATGTTATCACCATCTACCGAGAACAGAAAAAAATTTGATATTGATTTAGAGTATGGTCAAGTAAGAGAAAAACTTGTAGCAGATATGTTACAAGATAAAAAGATAGAGGTAAAAAGTGAAAGAGATAAATGGCAAAAGACAGGCAATATTGCGATTGAGTACGAATGTTATGGTAAACCAAGTGGCATCAGTGTTACGGAAGCAGACTATTGGTTTCATAATCTATGTATTGGAGATGATACGTTCTGTACTCTTGTGTTTAAAGTAGATAATCTAAAAAAACTTATTAATAAATTAGATTATAAACGTAGTGTATCAGGTGGAGACCACAATGCATCAAGAATGTATTTGTTAAAACTAGATAAGTTGTTTTCATCTGATGTGATTAAAACATTTAAAGGAGAGTAAATATGAGAGAAATGTTATTAGCAGCATCCAAGTCCTACTATGTGGGCATGATAAATAAACATATATCAAATGTAGAAATATTACTTACAAGGTCTGTAGGTATAGGAGAACATCAAGATATACAACAAGCTATTGATGCAGAATTAGAAAAAATATCAATGGCAGACGATAAACTTAACATGATATTAAAATATTTTGAAAGGAAAAAAGAAGATGAAAAAGAAGAAGAGAAATCCAAATCTAAGTAAATATGATGCACCTTTACGTATTCAGTTTGAAAGAGGCATGAATGCATTTAAAGGTAAGCAATATATTAAAAATGTTAAAGGTGCAAAAATTATAGCAACAGAAAATCCTTATAACCCTAACACCATGCAACATAGAGAGTGGCAGAGAGGATTTAACTTTGTGTATTTTAAAAACTTGGAGAAATTAAAACGTGATGAATTTAGAAGAAGAAGCCAAGAGATTCATGCAGGATAGAAAACAACCTGTTAATTCTTTTGATGATATAATAAAAAGATTAGAGATTGTTAATAAACAGTTAGAATTAGTATTTAAAAAAGTTAAAGAGTTGAATGCAAAAAATAACACCCACACATGACCTTTCGTGGTATTTAAAATGGATAGG